TGAACGGGCACCTGCTGAAGGCTTAGCGGGATCTTCCGCGGCGCTTCATCCATCACAGCAGCCTCGGTCTGCATTCAACCTCCGATAATGAGCACATGCCACGTGCGCCCTGCAGTGGCGTTGTTGGCGTGGTGGACCGTCACGACGCCCGCCGATGTGGTGACGGCGTAAGTCGTGGCGACCTCGGCCGCTGCCGCCGCCGTCGCCGGGAACAGCAGCGGCACGGAATTGGCGTTGATGATGTCGCTTTCGATCAACGTCGTGGCCGCGCTCAGTGTGGCAGTGACGGAGAACACCGCATTCGAGCGCCCGACGATCAACTGATTTATCGCGTCGATTGTGTCGCGCAGCGTCGAGCCGATAGGTGGCAATACCCTCATCGGCGCCCCATCGGTCTAGTCTGCGCCTGAATGCCCTTTATAAGCGTCCAGGTTGCGCCCTCGGGAATTTCGATCTTGGCTCGAATGAGGTTGCCCGACGCATAGGCCGGGCAAACGCCCGTATCCTCCATCGGCTGTGCTGAGTTATATGTGATCGTGTTGGCATCCCGCTCGCGCGCCGCGATAGCGACCGTCGCTTGATCGCTGTCAACGTGCGGCCGTGTGGCATTGATCATCGTGCGCGTCTCGGCTTGGCCGTCCGATGTCTCGACCGTCGCCGCCATCGGCGAGCCCACGAGGTAACTCAGCTTGTTATCATCCGAGAACACCGCCAACAGGCCGACACCGCCCTTCCACACGGGCGAGTCGAGCGAGAACGGCAATTCGTCCAGCGTGCCGAACACGCCCAATTCGTCGAGCGAATAGCCTTGTGAAAGCCATTGCCCCATGGCGTTGACGGTAATGTCGGCGATGGACGCCTCGTCCAAAACCCAATTATACACGAGCACGCGCGATGGCGTTTGGTTTCCGCTTGACGACGGGATATAGGCCCACAGTATCAACTTTCGAGACGGATCAACGCCGCCTAAAACAAGCTGTTCTGTGCCGGATCTAATGTCGGCCGACACCCAATTCTGCCATTTGCCTTCACCGAGCGGCGTGGACGTGCCCGACGCGATGTCGAACTTATAGAACCCGTCATAAGCCATATAGTAGGCAGTCCGGCCGATGCGCACGAGGCTCGACGGGGCGGCCAGACCGCGCCCACCTTCCAACTCGTCAAAACTGAAGATCGCGGCCGAGCCCGGCTGGAATGTCATGCGCCAGACTTTCTGCGCCTGGAACACGTAGCCGACCTCGCCGCCGATCAGGCCACGAACCGGACCGCCTGACGGGAAGTCTTGGTAATCGCTCGAGGCCGTGCCCGGCGTCCACGACTCCGCATTATTAATGCCGGACCAGTGTACGCGGTTGGCGTGGTCCTCGAGGTTGCCGAGCAGCACGAAGTCACGAACAATCGCGATATACCGCGCTTGTGGGGGCGAGCCGGCCAAATCATCGAACGCGCCGCCCGCCGCCAGGTCATACGCCTGCACGGGCTCCGAGATGGTCGTTGCAAGCACCAGATCGCCGAATATCTCGAAATTCCAGCGCTCGCCCGCGCCGACCGTATAATCCGGGGTTGGCCGTGACACGTCATCCCATGTGCGCTCAGTCGTAATCTTCCGCAGCGCCACGTCTGTCCCGACGAAACTATGAACCGTGCCGTCACTCTCATAAACGACAGCGGCGCCAAGCGCCTCCTCCGTGCCGGTGGGATAGCCCTGAATGATCTGATTTCCCGCGGAGTCCACGAGGTTATTGTCGGCCGAATCCCTGATTTCCACGTTCCCGATGGCCTCGGAAACGGCGCCGATCGACGGGAACGGCTTGAAGCCAGCAACGGCCGGCAGCACGTTGAGCGCGAGCCGCACAACCGGGGTATTGATTGAGGCAGCATCCGGCCGCCACGGTCCAAACGGGATCAAGGTATCGGATTCCTCTGGCGGATGCGAAGCGGGCCAGCCGTGCGGATGTTCGAAGCCGTGCGATTGGCACCGTCGATCATGCCGCGTGCTCGCGCGAGATGGGCCAGTGCCAAGTCGTCGGCCTGCATGAACGCGAACGCCTCATAAAGACAGCACTCGAGATAGATAAAGCCGTGCGCCGTCAGCAGAGGCCCGGTCGTGTTCGACGCGGTGATCGGGTCATAACTGCGATAGTAAGTCAGGTCGAGCGTAACGGACGATGCCGGCGCCACTTCGATCGTACTGCCGCGCGTCGTGAAATAGGCCGGCGTTCCTGACGTGTTATTCGTCGAGAACAACCGGAATCGCTCAGGCGTGAGGTATTCGAGGCCGGTCAACTGGTCCGTGACGGATATTTCCCGGATCTCGAGCGCGGAATCGGGCAGCGTGCCGACTCCTGACGTAACCGTCACCGTGCCCTCGACTTCCATATACTTCGACCGCAGCGGCGCCGAGTAGATCGGATCGCCCCTGTCACCCGCGCCGTTATACATCCGATCCTCCGCGAGGCTCACGAAATTGGGGATCTGCGCGTTGAACGTCGTATCATTGCTGCGCGCCGTCCATGACTGGATGGACGCCCGCAACGTCGTGTAATCGGTGATGGCCATCAGATGATGATCTCGGCGGTTTTCAGGTAGCGATATTCATTGCTGTTGAGCAGTCGCCGCACGGCTGGCCAGTGATCCCGGTTCATCAGGTCCACGCCATGCTCGTGCAGCCACTTGTATTGAATGACGATCGGGATCGACGCGACCCGCCACATATCGTTGTCTTTGGCGTAGTAGGACCGGCCGGCGCTTTGCTTCGCCTTGTTCAGCTCGACAATCGGCTCGGCGTCCTGCTCGTAGCTGATGGCGAACCCGTCTGGCGTGTCGTGATACCATTCCGTGATGCCGGTTTCCGCGTCGTAGTCGAAAAGGCGCTTGCTCATACGTCTTGACCCTCTTCCGGCTCATCGCGAGCCTCGGCCCGTTCGCGGGCAGACATCATGTCGAAGCGGCGCATGGTGCTTTCGGCTGCAGCCTTGTTCGCCGCCAGACGGCGCCGATCTCCGGCCTCGAGCTCGGCCTTGGCATCGCCGACCCACACAGCCAGCCCCATGCCAATGGCCCACTCGGCGCGCTCCTGCGTGATCTCGCCACCCAATCGCACGATCACGCCCGGCATCAGATCCTTGCGCCCGAAGAGCCGCTTACCCAACACCTTGATCGCTTCACGTGAAACGCCCGAGGCGACTGGCGCCTCGGGTTCCTTGCGTGGACGGCCGCGAGGCCGTGGCCTGTCGATCATCAAGCGGCGACACCCTTGATCACGGCGAAATTGATCACCGGCTGTTCAGTCGTGGTGCCCGACTTGGTATTAAACGTGATTTCGAACGAGCCCGCGCCAACCGCCGTTACCGACAGATCGTACTTGTCGGTGCCGGATTTCTGGTTGACCACAATCACGTCCGTTGCCGCCACCGCCGAATTTGTGACGGTGAACGAGGCCGGCGTGGTTGAGCCCGCCGCCGATACGAGCGTGATGGCGCCCGTGATCGTATTGAGCGTAACGCCAGTTGTGCGACTGGACGCCTGGGTGACTGCGCCGCCTGCGCCCGTGGCATAACCAACGCCAGCGGTTGCCGAAGTCGAGAGCACCGAGCTTGCCGCCGTCACAGCGCGCGAGAGCGTGATGCCGCCCGTTGCCGTGCCGTTGATGGTGACAGTGCCGGAGCCCTTGGCGTCAATCGTCAGGTTTTCGTTGGTTCCAGACGAAATAGCCGCCACAGCCACGCCCGCCGCTGCAGCCGCGCCCGTTATCTTGATGCCTGTGGCCACCGAAGCGGTATTGGCGTCAACCTGCACCACCGGATTCGTGGCACCGTTGGCACCCACGGCCAGCGCCGAGGCACTGGTTGACGTGCCGGTCAGCGCTCCCGTAACACCCGTGGCGCGAGCAAGCGTGATGTTGCCCGTGCCCGTGGCGTTGAGCGAGATCGTGCCCGACCCTTTCGCGTCAATCGTCAAGTTTTCGTTGGTGCCGCTCGAGAGCGCTGCAATCGCAACGCCACCCGCAGCAGCGGCCGACTTGACACTGACACCCGTTGCGCTCGATCCAGTCGAGGCGTCTACCAGGAATGCGGGATTGGTAGCGCCGGCCAGACCAACGGCCAGGGCATCCGCTGCCGCACTCTTGACGGTCACCGCACCGTCTTTACCGACTACGAACTTAGGGTCGGACGCGACTTGCAAGTTGATCAGGTTGGACGCGGCGGCAGACGATGTGTCCGTCACGTCCATCTTGATCGCGTTGTAAGTCGTGCCGCCGTCGGTCCACGTATCCGTGACGGCCCGGATTGAAGTGTCTGTCATTAGCCCCTCACGATTCGATTTCCGGCCGAGTCAGTCAGCGCGTTACCGAGCGCGTCGAAGATCTCGACCACGTTGCTCGATGCCGCGGCGGCTAGGGCCTGCGGCGATTGAGCGATGAAGCCTTGTGCGTTGATGTAAAGCTCTGCGGAGTTGGTGATAGCTGCCGCCGTCAGAGCCGTGTTGTTGTCCGCCACAAGCGGGCGTGAGAAGTGGAACGACGTTGGCATCGTCGGGGTAAGCGAGGCCGGACGGCCGGCTGGAAGGAAGATGCGCCAGAGAATGGTTGACCCACTCTTGACGACAACCTCTGTCGCAACCGTCGCGTCCGAATTATGCAGTTGCAGGTCTGTCAGATAGTTCGCCAGACCCGCCCCCGGCGCCGCCGCAAGCGTCACGTCGCTGGTGTCCGTGATGCCGCCCGATGCGGCAACGTAGGACCACCCATCAACGGCGCTTGCTGCGGCGCTTCCCGCCCCCGTCGAGCCCCCACCGATCCCACCTACAGCGCTCCCCAACGCGGGCGTCCATTGCCCGGTCGAGGAGTCAAACAGATGGAGGTGCGCTCTCATGGGATTAGCTCGTGGTCAGATCGGCGATCTTGCCAAGCATCGCCTCGTCCTTCACGCAAAGCGTGAACTCGCAGGACAGAAGGCGCTTGTCGCTGTGGCCGGTTTTGGCCAGCGGCGTGGTGCTCATCGGCTGCAGGAACTTGACCTCGAGCGCGTCGGCATCAAGCACCAGCGCCGTGCGATCCCGCGAGAAGCGGTTCGGCACGATGCGATGCTCGCCGAAGTCTGACACGTACACATCCGCAGCGCCGAGGATCGTGGCACGGCGCGAGCCGGGGCCGTTGTCCTTGTACTGCGTCGCAATGCCCGCGAAGCCAGAAGCGACCTGCTTGTTGAACGGCCCGACCATGATGATGTCGGGATCGCCGCCGGCAGACCAAGCCTCGCGCACCACTTCCTTAAGCATCGCCTCGGTAAACGCCCGCTGCGTGCTGTCGGTGGCCGCATCAACGAGGCCCGTGCCGGTGTCGAAGCCGCCAACCGCGCCAACCGTCGAGACGTTGGTTTCGATCCAAGCCTCGATCCCGGCGCATTTGCCAGCGGTTGAGGCGTTACCGACCACCGACGCATAGTTGCCCGTCAGTCTGGCCTCCATGTCGCGCTTCAGTTCCTTGCCGCTCTTGGCGACCTGGTACTTCAGTTCCGATTCACGGCCAGCCGACTCGACGGCCTGGGCAGTCGTGGAAACGATGACGATCTTTTCCATCAACTGCACATAGTTTTTCAACCGGGTCGGCTGAACCATCGTGTCGCCAGTCACATCGTAGCCTTCGACCTGGGCGTTAGTGCCGTCGGCGGCGGCCAGCGTGTCCTTGAGCCATTCAGGGGAACGGCTCTTGGTCTTGCCCTTGCGTGCCATCGAGTAGAACGGCACATCCATTGGGCTGATATTGGTAATCGTGTCGGAAAGTTCTTCGCGAATGCCGACCATGGCAAACGTCTGAACTGTACCTGTAGGGAGGGACATTGTATCCGGTCCTTATCTGAGTAGGGCGCCAATCGCTTCCGCTGCATCTTCGAGGGAATGCGATTGTGACAACCGCTCGGCGGCTGCCGTATAACGCGCCTGATTGCTGGTCTGGGTTTCGCGCGCTGTCGCCCGAACAAGTTTCGGCTTCGCCTTCACTGCCCGAACGGCAGTCTCCTGGGCGGCTCGTCCTTTTCGGAACTCCAACGCATCCTTGATGATTTGCACGGCTCCAGCGTTGAACACAGCAGCAACGTCCGAAGCTGGAACGCCGAACACGCGCTCCACTTCCTTTGCGATCTGCTCGCGCTGGTCCGCTTTCGTCCACTCAGGCCAGATCTTCTCGACCTTGGCCATCTCGCGCTGCATCTGCGCTTCCGCCAAGATTCGAGACTGCTCTTCCTGTTCTTTTGCCGCATACTCGCGCGCCGCCTTGACCTGCTGGCGCTGCTGAAGTGCGGACTGATATTGCCGGGCCATTGCGTGGAACGCGGCCGGGTCGAAGTTCGGTGAATTCGGGTCAGTCATATCGAATGACGGTTGCGGCGGCAGCGCCGTGGCCTCAAGCTCCTGCAACACCGTCAACAAGTTCTGGCGAGCCTGGACGGTCTGAAGCAATTCTTGCTCGTACTGTGCCGGTCGGGGCGGTGCCTTGCGCAACTCCGCGATTTCGGTCTCGAGTTGCTTCGACTTCTGCCATCCGTCGAGCACTTCCGACAGCTTGTGACGTGCCGGCTCGGCGCCCTCGGCTTCGCCGGGGATCTCAATGAAGTCCTCGTCATCCTCGGCCGGCGCCTGGGCCTGGGCAGGTGCGGCGGCCTCTGCCGGCTTCGCTTCCGGCTGCGCCTCGGCTTTCGGGGCGAACTTGCCATCTGGCTCGCGACGGACGGGCGCGGCTTGATGATGGCCATTCGCGCGCTCGAGCGATTCAATATCCGGCATCGCGAGCACGGCGCTGTCAAGCGTGCCATCCTGCTCGATCGGTGCGGCGGTCGTCTGCTGTGCGTTGTCGCTCATTTGATCCTGCTGATTTCCTTGGGCGCCCGGCGCCCTTCCTCGATGGTGTT